TAACTTACCAGCTCATACTTACTTAACACCAGACGGTGATACAGCTAAGCTCAGCCTATTAGCTATCACATCTTTAGATAGTACATGGCCTTTCCAGATTAGTGCTGGTGCAGTACAGACTGCTTGCTTAAACATGCAGGTGTTTACTTCTGGTAACGTTGCAGTGTATAAGTCTAAGCATACTGAGGGATTAGATATTGATCACGGCTCTGATGTTATTGTCCAATGCTTAGATGTCTTTGAAAATCAGAGAGACTTATGGGCTAATTGGTATCGTGCTTGGATAGGCCCAGTAGATGCCTTCAAGACTTTAGCTGAGGCTTCGGGTTGGAAAGCTGCAATAGAATATATGAATACAAATTATTGCACTACTGACGATGTACTCAATAACGTTAGACGTAATAAGAACTTTGATTATATGTGGAGTCGTCACATGGCTCACTATACTAAGAAGTTTGGTCACACTTACTGGGCTTTATATAACTCTCTAACAGACTGGGCAACTCATGCACCTATGAGTAAGAGAAGCAGCCCTTACAATGCTTCAGCCGTTATAGCTAAGCGTCAAGAGATTGTTAGATTAACTACGAGGAATTGGCTATGAGTGAATTACAAGCTGCATTGTACAATGATAATCATGATCAACAGAGTCGAGGTAATAATCCATATGTCACGGGGAACTGGAGAACCCATCAGTTAGTTGAGTGTGTAAAGTGTAAACGTCTTATGGGTTATCATATAGTAGCATCCAATGCAGTGTGTATGAGTTGTGAAATTAAGGAGCGTAGAGTATGACATTTAAAATCTTTAACCGCACATTAAGTTTTAACTTTAGGAATGGTGTTGGTATAGACCTTGAGTTCTCACAAGGTAAAGCAATATGGGTTAGTCGAGAGGCTAAAACTTCTGAGGTAGAGGCAGCGTTGTTCAACGGTGTAACCTTATTGTTCCCATTCATTATAGTATCATTTGGTTTATGTTATACTACGGAGGAATCAAAATGAATAGTAAGAAGAGTTTACCTATAGCAGAAAAGTTCTTTGCAGATTTCCCTACCGCTTTAGTTGAGTTGATTGATTGGGACTTTCCCCATGCAAGTATTAAAGCTAAGATCCAGACATATCGAGGTGACTTCTTTGAAGAGTTTACAAGGAATGAATACTTCCATGTTGAAGGGATGCACAATCTTAGTGAAGACCCTGATTTATGGTTCTTAGATATAAAGTTCAAGCCTGCATTCACAGATGAGATCATAGGGAATATAACATATGAAGACTTATAGAATTAAAACAACTACAGTAGTACACAGTTGGTATACTGTTGAAGCGGTAGATAAAAAAGAGGCACGTAAGATGCTGTTTAGTGGAGAGGTTGAACAGCCTGACGATGAAGACTGTGATGTGTATAGTGTAGATGTTGATACTATTGAAGAGGTATAGAGTGATGAGCAAGAAGGATAAAATAGCTTTAGTAGTAGCGTGTTGTGTTAGTGTAATAGCATCTAACATGATGTCAATGCCAACAGAAATATGGGCTTATATGTAATGTATACTAGACAATACTATGAAGACAATGACGGTAACGGTACAACCTTTGAAGACAAACGTGAGCACTACTGGTCTTCTAAAGTTAAGCCCGAAGACATTGTAATCTTTGAAGGCTCTGCAAGTTCAGAAGAAATAGCAGATGATATAAACTATTGGAAAGCTAAGGCAGCGGGGGAAAACAGTAGGTTGGAAAAGGTAAAGTCACCCTGTATATCTCAGTGTAAATTAGTAAACGGTATCTGTACTGGATGCGGTAGAACTTTAGATCATATAAAGAACTGGTCAAGGTATACTGCATCAGACATAGATAAAATTATTAAACACCTAGGAGAACGTAATGGAAGTTGATACTATTGAAGAGGTATATAGTGATGAGTAAAGCAAACAGAACTTTGGATGAGGCAGTAAAACTTATTAAGTCTATTGAAATTAGTGAGACCTTTAATGCAGAAGTTGATTTACAGTTAGATATAATTGAGGCTATCTATCAACTACAATATAAGTTAGAGCGGGGATATGTAGATGGAAGTTGAAGATAGTGTAAAGTTAATCGATGAGGTCAGCCGTATTGCTGACGCATTAGAACTGCTACTTAAAATTATAAATGAGGAGAGAGAAGGGGATGATCAAGAGTGAACAGATGGAAAGCCCGATAGAGATGGAAATAATAAAGATAGAAAATGAAGACTTTCATGTTTTATCTGTAATGATGGAGGGCGCTTCAACACTTTACGAGATTGGTTCAGTAAAGAATTTAATGGCCTTTCATACTGTTATAGCTGAGGTATCAAAAACTATTTTAGACGAAAGTTTGCAACTTAAATCATACAGAAAAAGGGGATGCCAACATCATACATAATGATGAATGACTACTAACTTAAAGAGGAAGAAGAATATGACAATGCCAGATGAACGAAGAGATGCCGTGAACAGTACTAGGATATTTCTGTTTGACTTATTAGATCCACAGAAAACTCCGAGAGTACCAAGTGCAATAAGAAAAGAAGCTGGTCGATGTCTTAGACATTATCCGGGAGAATACTATATGGCAAAAGCATCAGAACAGGCACCAGAACTATTTGGCGATTTGGATGACTACTACGTTAAAGGTGAAGAAGTGCTTTCACCATTCGGTGATGGGAATTGGGATGCCCACATCATACATAATGATGGATGACTACTAACTTAAAGGAGAATAAAAAATGTATGACTTGTGTTTGTTTATGATTGGATGTATAATAGGGTGGTTCACCTATGATATTATTGATTGCTTATATGATAAAGTATATAAGAGTATTAAAGATTTAGATAAGGAGAAGTGAAATGAAAGGTCAAACACATGGCGGTAAAGGTAGTGTAGCTCGTGACGTAGACAGTGAGGCTTACGGTAATAACTTTGATAGAATCTTCTGCTCGAAATCAAACGGTGAGCACGACCAAGAAAAAGAAATAGATCCAGTAACATCTACTGACTTCGGTCACACTAACTGGCGACCAGCTAACGGAGGATTAGCTAGGTCTTATATGCTGCATGGTTGTGAATATCTTCTTATGTATAATTTACAGACTGGTAAGGAAGACATCTTTAATATAACCGAAGATAGGTTTGAAACAATGGAAGAGTATTGTGCTAGGAGGTAAGAAGGCTTGGAGGTTATGGGCTTTAAGCCTCGGTGAAAGAGCAGGGGATAGTGATAAGGAAGCAGACACAGTTGCACTAATAAGAACTTTGTTAGCTGTAATAAATGTCTTGACTTGCTTCCTTATATCATGTAACATACTACATCAATGGGGAATTATATAGTGATAGAGACAGGGTTAGAACATTCAATAGGTAACATTGTTAATTGGCATTTCGAACGTAACTTAATTGCAGGTTCAGATGACAAGCAACAAGTATTAAAATTAATTCAGGAGGTAGGTGAGCTATCAGATAGTATATGTAAAAGTGCATGTCCCATTGACGACATCGGTGACATCATTGTAGTGTTAGTTAATATAGCAGAACGTAATGACATTTCAATTAAGGATTGTGTTGACCACGCTTACAACGACATTAAAGATCGTAAAGGTATGATGGTTGATGGCATCTTTATTAAAGAGTCTGACAACTTCGATCCCGATACTATCGGAAACAAATAAACCAATTGGAGAAACAACATGAAAGCATTAGCATTAGTAAGTGTATTATTTTTAGCAGCTTGTAGTTCAGAAGATAAAGCACCACGAGTCGTAGAAGTTTTTGAACCAGCACCTATGCCAGTTAAGATTGAGATCGTTGAGACTAAAGCTGGCCCGTTAGTAATAGACAGCACACCAGAACCTGTTGTCGTAGTAGTAGAAACTGTACCAGAACCTGTTGAGGTAGAGGTAGTAGAGCCTACACCAGAACCTGTTGAGGTAGAAGTAGAGGTGCAATTAGAACCTGCACCAGTAGTTGAAGAGGTAGTAGAAATAGTAGTTGACAACGCATACCAAATGTGATATACTCCACCCCCTAAATTATTCAACAACCAATGAGGAAAATAGCATGGCAATTTTAGAAGGTACTGCATACTGGGTAAGTGCAACAACTCCGAACACTACGTTCGAGCCAGTGTACTCTGTAAACTTAGTAGTAGCTGATGATGTAGCTGAGAAGTTTCAACAAGAAGGCTACACTATTAAGCAAATGGATGAAGGCCCAGCAATTGTTATTAAACGTAAAGTCAACGGCCCGTCAGGTATGATCCGACCTGCACCTAAAGTCTTTGACAAAGCTAAGAACCAATTGGATTGCACCATTGGTAACGGCTCACAAGTTAAGGTACAGTACAAGGCTTGGGAATCGCAATGGAAAGGTAAGACCTTTAAGGGTTTAGACTTTCAAGCAATGCAAGTTCTTAACTTAGTAGAAGTAGGATCACCCGATGGAGCTGAGTTCGATAGCTTCGATGACGCAGATATGGAAGGAGAATTTTAATGAATGTTTTAAATGTAGAAGGTGTCACTTACGACATAGATAAGTTAGATAAAGAAACGCAGATCGCTTGTGTACTTTTAAGTAAGGTGCAAGGTAAGATTCAAGAAGCTACTATGGATCTTGATATTCTAACAGCGTCCTTGCTTCAACTAACTGAGAAAGTTAAAGATGAGTTGACCGATGACGCTATCGTAGAAGAGGAAGATGTACCAACCGAAGACTAACACCCTCACCATAAACTAAGGAACCATTATGGGATTCGTACTTCACAACCAACCCTGCCACGATTGTGGCGGGAGCGATCCAGTCTCAGTAAACGATGACGGATCTGCTAAATGTTTTAGCTGCAATAAATATTTTAGGGACTATAGTACACCGGACGTACAACAACCGAAAGAGGATAACATCATCGAGTTCACTGTACAGAGTAACAATAGTAATGATGGCTTCGCACCATCCCGCAACTTTAATGCACTAACAGACAGAGGTATTAGTTTAGACACAGCTAAGAAGTATGGCGTTAAGAGTAAGATGCACAACGGTAAGATTGTAGATCACGATTACCCTTACTATATTAAGGGCGAAGAGGCTGCATCTAAAATCCGTAAGGCTAACAAGGAGTTCATGTGGACTTCATCACCCAAGGAGGTTGGTCTCTTCGGAGAGCAGCTATTTAAAACAGGCGGTAAATTTATTACACTCGTTGAGGGCGAGTGTGATGCCATGGCCGCTTATGAATTACTAGGTAGTAAGTGGCCTGTTGTATCCATAAAGTCTGGTGCAGCAGGTGGTGCTAGAGATGTTAAGAATAGCTTAGAGTTCTTAGAATCTTTTGACACTGTAGTTATTTGTTTCGACTCAGACACAGCAGGTAAGGATGGTGCTAGAGAAGTTGCTAAGCTACTCACACCTAACAAAGCTAAGATCATGACACTGCCCGAAGGCTTCAAAGATCCTAACGATATGCTGAAGGATCGTAAGCACTCGACGTTTGTTAATTGTTTCTGGGACGCTAAGGTCTATACACCATCAGGTATTATGAACCTGTCCAATCAGCTCGATGAGTATAAGCGTTTACGCTCAGAAACATTACCATCTATTCCTTACCCTTGGCGTGGTCTTAACCAGAAGCTAGAAGGTATGAGAGCGGGTGAGCTTATTACTTTGACAGGCGGCACTGGACTCGGTAAGTCTTCTGTGACACGAGAGCTAGAGCATTGGCTTATCAATCACACTGACGACAACGTAGGTATCGTAGCTCTTGAAGAGAACTGGATGCGTACTGCTGAGGGTATCATGGCTGTTGAAGCTAACGCTAAGCTACACTTAGATAGTGTTAAGAATGACATAGGTGATGAGCAGCTCGAACGTTACTACCGTAAGGTATTCATGGGAGAGAATGAGGGACGTGTTTGGATTCATGCTCACCTCGGTGTCAATCACTTAGATGACATCTTCAGTAAGCTACGCTACTTGATCGTAGGTTTAGATTGTAAGTGGGTAGTTGTTGATCACCTTCACATGTTAGTACTTCAAGCCCTAGAGGGTGACGAACGTAAAGCTATTGACAGTATTATGCACCGACTCAGATCTCTCGTAGAAGAGACAGGTGTATGTATGATTCTTGTATCTCACCTTCGTAGAGTAGAGGGTAACAGAGGACACGAGAATGGTATCGAGACAGGCTTGTCACACCTTAGAGGTTCACAGTCTATTGCACAGCTAAGTGATTGTGTAATTGGACTGGAACGTAACCAGCAATCAGACGATGAGGTAGAGGCATCTACCACCAAAGTTCGAATCCTAAAGTCGAGATACACTGGTAACGTTGGTCTTGCTACGAGCTTGCAATACGATCAGCAAACTGGTAGACTTAACGAAGTCGATGACTATGACCCCGATGAATTCACAGGTGAGGAAGAGCTATGAGATTAGTATTTGATATAGAAGCTGACGGACTCGACCCCACTATGATACATTGTATCGTAGCTATTGACCCTGACACCAACGAAGTTTATAAGTATGACCCGTCACAACTTCAAGAGGGCTTAAATCTATTAGCCTCTGCTGATAAGTTGATTGGTCATAACATTATAGGCTACGACATCCCCGCTATTGAGAAGGTAACAGGTCGTGATTTGAGTCACATGCAGCTTGTAGACACCTTAGTTTTATCAAGATTGTTTAAGCCTACTCGTGAGGGTGGTCATGGTTTAGAGTCTTGGGGCTATCGCCTGAAGTTTAACAAGGGTGACTACGGTCAGAGTGAGGGGGCATGGGACAAGTACACACCAGAGATGTTAGAGTATTGTGTCAATGACGTTGAGCTTAACGTTAAAGTTTACAACGCTCTCAAGTTTGAGTCAAAGGGATTCACTGCCCAGTCAGTACGACTAGAGCATGAGGTCGCTAAGATTATAGACTTACAAAAGCGTAATGGTTTTCTACTCGACGTTGAGAAGGCTACGAAGTTAGTAGCTATGTTCGAAGAGAAGCTGGCTAACTTAGTTGTACAAGTCCAAGAAGTTTTCAAACCTAAGATAACTACTCAGGTACTGACACCCCAGTATACTAAAACAGGTGGCATTTCTAAGATGAGTAAGGATCAACACGGCAAAGGTGTTCGGCTAACCCCAGAAGAATATGGTACACTGGTGGCATCTCAGAAATCAATTACTCGTGAGACCCACATAGAGTTTAACTTGGGTTCTCGTAAGCAGATTGGTGAGTACCTGATTGAGTTTGGTTGGAAGCCTAAGAAGCATACACCTACAGGTCAACCTATTGTTGATGAGACTACACTAAGTAAGTTGACAAAAATACCACAAGCAGGGTTGATTGCTGAATACTTAATGCTTCAGAAGCGCTTAGCTCAGGTTAACAGTTGGCTAAAAGAAATGGCTGACGACTCAAGAGTACACGGCTACGTCAATCCTAACGGTGCTGTGACAGGACGTATGACACACTCACACCCTAACATGGCTCAGGTTCCTAGTTCTAACTCCCCTTATGGTGAGGAGTGTCGGGGCTGCTGGGTTGTACCACCTAAACATAAACTCGTAGGCATCGATGCTTCTGGATTAGAACTAAGAATGCTTGCACACTATATGGACGACGAGGAGTATACAAATGAAATCCTTAACGGAGACATTCACTCAGCCAATCAGCGACTTGCTGGTTTGGAATCAAGAAATCAGGCAAAGACTTTCATCTATGCCCTCTTGTACGGAGCAGGAGATGCAAAGCTTGGGACTGTGGTTGGACGAGGCAGAGACGCTGGCACGAAACTTAGAAGACAATTCTTTGATAATCTGCCATCATTTAAAGCTCTTACGACACGAGTTCAAAGCCAAGCTAAAGGCGGATTCCTCAAAGGCTTAGACGGTCGTAAGCTAACTGTTCGTTCCCCTCATGCCGCACTCAACACTCTATTCCAAGGAGCCGGTGCGATAGTAATGAAGCAAGCGATGGTTACTTTCAATCAAGCTATAGAGTCTCAAGTCTTACGAGCTAAGTTTGTAGGTAACATCCACGATGAGTGGCAGTTAGAGTGTCACGAAGATGATGCACATGCTGTAGGTAAAGCAGGTGTTGAGGCGATTAGACAGGCTACTCACCTCTTAAACTTAAACTGCCCTCTCGATGGTGAGTATCAAGTAGGGGATAACTGGTCGGAGACACACTGATGAAACAGGAAACGTTCGACATAATGTTAAACGAACATTCAGATCTTGGAGATGATGATGGTAAGACATGTAGCAAGTGTGAGAAATATCTGCCGCTTAGTAGTTTTAACTTTGCTTCTGGTGGCAACTACTTACGAGCTGAATGTAGGTCGTGTAACAACGAAATGCAAAAAGTCAGGAAGTTGTTACGTGCTGAACACGGTATGCCGACTGAGAATTATAGGTGTCCGATATGCGAAGGAACCGCTGACATGGTAAAGGGTACAGGTAATACTCGTAACGGATCATGGGTACTAGATCATTGTCACAACACACAGGAGTTTAGAGGTTGGTTGTGTCACAAATGTAACCGAGCACTTGGCGG